CTGCTGTTCATCAGACGAATACCCGGCGAAGCTCACCACCATGCCGCATGTCTCACAATAGAAGAAGCGTATAGGTCCGAGGTCGACCCGGGTCTTCGAACTGATGCGGGAGCTGCCGCAGAACGGGCACGAGGGGAGCTGCAGCATCTTCTTCCCAGACCCCACCACATACTCACCCATCACGAACTCCCACGGGCTTCACCGTCTTGACGACTGGGCCCTTGACGATACGTATCTCCACCACCTCGCCGGGCTTCAACGTGACCCCTGTTACCTGCTCGAACTCCTTGGGGCAGAAACTATAGACGTATCCCACGGTTATGCCCCATCCCCCCGGGCCGAAGCGGTTCACGTTCGTGCCAATCTCGTAGTAAGGGTTGTCATCGGCCGGTGTAAACGCCTCATTGGCCGGCTTCACCTGCCGCCTGCCCAGGTATAACTTCTGTTTCTTCTTAGCCATCATCATTCTCCGTTGTTGCAGGGCCTACAAGCCCTGTTAAGCGTTGCGCCTGTGGTCGCGAGCCCCACAGCCAACGCACTATCGCGTGACCATGGGGCTCGCGCTGCCGCCGCGGGCGAAGCCATTGAGCCCAGGTGCTCGGCACTAGGCTCGCTGGGTGCAACACGCCGGCATACTACTCAGGTCATCAACTCACGTATGACAACCATGGCGCCTTCCCGCAGTGGGATAGCCCGGTTGCCCTCGTGGGCCAGGGCCAGCGCATCGATCAGTTGGATCAGCATCTCGTTGGTGATCATCTCAGCCACCGCTGGGCATGCCTCTTCATTGGCCCAATGGTTGAAGCGATGCTGGGTCAGCGGCTTGACCGTGCCGTAGTGGTCATCGAGTTCGATGTGAAGCTCATGCTCCCAACACCACTTACCCCATTCCTTGGTCAACACCATGAAGTGGCCGTGACCGGCGTGGAACGTGGGCCTATCCTGGCGGGCATTCCTGCCATACGCCTCATAGAACCCCACCGGCAACTCAGCCATACGCTTGTGGAGGTCACGCCTGATCGTGTTCGCCAGTATCCTGTTCAATGTATCGGGCTCCGGCAGAGGCAGAAGTGCGAGTTGTGGGGTTGCGTTCATGATGTCACCTTTCTATTGATGCGTGTGGACACGCAGTTGTAGGGCCTACAACACTATGTGCGTGCCCTGTGGAGAGATACACGTTATTACGCAGGAGTGCGATGCGTAATTGTTTTGCGGTGTAGTACGCAGCAACGTACTGATATTGTTATGGAACGGGCGCGGCGGGCGCAGACACTTTTATTACTACAAGTACCCCACACAAGAGAGGACTATATCGTTACCCACAACAACAAGTTGTTGTTGTAGAGTTGTGGAACATTATCCTGTCCCCTAATGTATAATTGTTGTAATTGTATTAATTATATATATATAGAGCAAGAACAACAACTTACAACTACAACTCTGCCTCTTCTGCCTGCGTACTTGCCAGAGTAATTGCGTAATTACCCTCTTTCTGCCTGTCCAGCCGCCCGCGCCACGTTAGCCAACCGCGCCTGTGGTCATGATGACCACGTGATGTCGTGATCTGTATGGCCAAGCGCACAAAAAAATACCCCTACCTTGCGGTAGGGGCGAATGGGGTTCAGGGTTTACTTGGCGAGGGCGCTATCATCCAGACCGGCCAGGGTTCCGGCCAGATCGACCACGACGGTGTCGTCGTCCTCTTCAGTTTCGGCCCGCTCGGCCAGCGCGGCCAGCGCGGCCATGACCTTGTTACACGTGTCGTCGGTATAGACCTTGCGGTACGCGTTCGCCTTGACCACTTTGGACTTGTCCTTTTTCGTGGTCACGGTCTGGCCGAACTTCTCGGCGAACGCTTCCACAATTTCCTGGACCGTCTTGGGCACGCTCACCTTGTTGGTGTACTTGCCGTCCTTGTTGGCGAAGTCGTCGGCCATGACCTTATCGACCTCGGCTTTCTTGACGCGGCCCTCATGGTCACGCACGAAACGGCAGGCCGTCAGGCGGGCGTTGTAACTGTCGCGGAACTTGGACTCGCTACCCTTACGCAACCAGCTCGTGACCTGTTCCACGTTGTCGCGGCGATCGGCCGTTTCCATGATGGTCATCAGGTGGCTACGCTTGCCGGCCTCGGCGCGGTCCTCACCATACGCCAACTTCACGAACTTGGCGCGGGATTCCTTGTTACCCTTTCCGGTCAGTTCGAGCGACTCGGCAACGTCACACGCATAGTCGAGCGCGCTACCCTTTCCAGAGTCGGCCGCGTTCGTCGCGTTCGTTACCATCTCATCGTAATGCTTGCGGAACTCAGCAGGGGTGATTTTTTTCACGGGCATGATCATTCTCCGGTGTTGTAGGGCCTACAACATTCTGGGGAGGCATACAAAGGTGTTTCCTCCCTTACCTCTTGAGGGGCCATACAATCGACCCCACCCCATGGACACTCGGGCGTCGCCGGCCCGGCTACTCTTTATGGTACCTACTCATATCCGCACGTCAGGGATGGAACGGAAAGGACATGTTCCTATTCCTCGTCCCAGGATCGACCTTCGAGGTCCACCGACCCCCGCTCCTCGGAATCTACCCCGCCGGTACGCAGATTAACTACCAGCCCCACATCGACATCAAGACCGCGGACGGGCGGATCGTTCCGTGGGTGGCTGCGCAGTCAGACCTGCTCGGCGAGGACTGGGTCCAGCTGGCACCAGCTGATGCCTAGAACCCGATCGAACAACACCACGGTGACTCTGCGGTTGCCCGACAAGGCGGCGACGTGGGTCAGGGAACACGCCAAGGCCACGGGCGTCAGCGTCAGCGCGGTGTACCGCAAAGCTCTCGGCGCTTACATCACGGGGATACTGACAGCAGCGGCCAAGGAGAAAGCCGATGGATAGTGCTGAAGAGACGCTTCGAAGTGTGAGTTTCCACCGGGCACTGAATGATATGCAGCGTGCCCACGCGTTGACGGCCGAGGCGCTGCGCATGCTGGAAAGCCTCAAGCCGCCGGACTCGGCCGCGCCGGTGCAGCTTGAGTTGGATCTGCGCCCGCGTGAATGACCTCACCGTACTGGATGGAGATGACCCGGCCGACGTCGACGTTATGCCTTTCGATGTCCAGAGCCAGTTGGCCTTTGAATTAGCGGCCCAGCTGTCCGAGCCTGCCTCGATTATCGAGCGGTATGAGATCACCCAGAGGCAGCTCGACAAGCTGCTTGCCCACCCTGGGTTCAGATCGATGCTGGAAGAGGCTCGGGCAGTCTGGGCGGCTGATACCAACGTCGAGGGGCGGGTCAAGCTGAAGGCGGGCTTCGTCGTTGAGGACGCCCTGTTGGTATTACATAACCTGATCCACAACATCTCCCAGCCGGCGACGGCACGGATCGAGGCGTTCAAACAAGCCGTGGCCGTGGCGCAGATGGGGCCGAAGAAGGACCAGGGCCCGACAGCAGCGAAAGTCGAGATCAACATCACGATCCCCGCGGGGGACGACAAACCCGAGGAGAAAATCGTGATCGAAGCTGAGCCGGTAGAGGAAGAGGCGTGAGGATTGACTACACCCCGCCGCCGACCCTGGCCCGGTTCATGCGCTCACCGAAGCGCGTGCGCGCGGTGCGGGGACCTGTGGGTAGCGGCAAGTCGACAGCGATGGTCATCGAGCTGTTCCGCCGTGGCATTGCGCAGGCGCCTAGCCGGGATGGCATACGTAGGACACGGAACGTCATCGTACGTAATACACTGCAGCAGCTGAAAACGACCGCTCTGCCTACCATCGAGCAGACCTTACGGGGCCTTACACACTACAAAGTGTCTGACCAGAAGGTCATCATCGAGTTCGATGACGTCCACATGGAGTGGCTGTTCCTGCCGCTCGACACCCCCGAGAACATTCAGCGGTTGCTTTCGTTGGAGCTGACCTACGGATGGCTGTCGGAGTTCCGGGAGATCGATGCCGAGATAGCCATGAATGTGCTGTCGCGTTGCGGGCGGTTTCCGAGCAAGCTCGATGGCGGCCCGACCGACTACGGCCTGATCATGGAGAGCAACTCGTTCTCCGAGGACAGTGAGTGGTTCGACCACCTGGAGAAAGACCTCCCCGACAACTGGGGGTACTTCGTGCAGCCGCCCGGGCTGCCGGCGGGGGAGAACCTCGAGAACCTGCCGCCGATGTACTACGCAGACCTGATGGAGTCGAACACGGAGGACTGGGTTGACCAGTACGTCTACAACCAAATCGGCCCGAGTCTTTCCGGGCAGGCCGTGTTCCGGGCGACGTTTTCAAGCAAGGACCACCTCACTGAGCTCGGCGACACAGACGGGCTGGAGTACATCCCGAATCGGCCCATGGTGTGCGGCCTCGACGTCGGGCGTAACCCGGCGGCGCTGTTCGGCCAGATGGATCCGAAAGGGCGAGTGGCGGTGCTGCGCGAGTGCTTCGCCGAGAACAAGGGCATTGAGAAGTTCGTTATCGAGGACCTTCGGCCGCTCATGTTCGATCACTTCCCCGCGGCGCATGTGATATTTGTCATTGACCCGACGGCGCGGAACAAGAGCCAGATCGGCGAGGAGTCGGTGTTCACGACCCTGCGCCGGCTGGGGTTCTCAGTGGTATTGGCCAGCACGAACTTCATCGATCCGCGGCTCCGCGCTGTGGAGCAGCTGTTCAATCGCCGCGAGGGGATAATCATCGACCGCTATGCCTGCCCGTTCTTGGTCAGGGCGCTGCAGCACGAATACCGGTACAAGCGGAAGAAGTCCAAGCAGCTCGATGAGACGCCAGAGAAGCTCCACCCCTGGTCAGATTTGGCTGATGGGTTCCAGTACCTTTGCCTCGGTATCGATTCTCGAGCGATGGCTCAGCTGGTTCACCGCGTTGACCCAGCGAACAGCGCAGAAAAAATGCCAACGGGAGCATGGACTTGACACGACTCTGAGTTAAACCCACACTCACGAAAACCTACAGGGGGTACGTGAGTGTCCAGTGGAGCTCTACGTGTTGTTTCCGAAGGCGACTTGCAGACGCAGGAAGCGGTTGCTATTGAAGCCGATATTGCGGCGCAAGACGCCGTCGATATCGATGCTGTCGCCGAGTCATCGCTAGCGAATTTCATACGCAGGCGGTGGGACGAATTCAAGCGCCACCGCACCTCCGAGAACATCACCCAGGCCCACCTCGGCGCGCTCCGCGCCTACGATGGCAAGTACTCAGCAGACAAACTCAGGGACATCGAGAAGTTCGGTGGGTCTGACGTCTTCGCCCGCATCACCTCAGTAAAATGCCGGGGGGCTACCGCACTTTTACGTGACATCTTTCTCGGCGGCCGGCGGCCCTGGTCTGTGGTCCCCACCCCCGTGCCGGAGCTGCCAGAGGAGCTTGCCAAGACACTCGACGAGGTACTGGAGCAGGAGAAGGCCACGCTGACATCGAGGGGCACGACGGTCGATCCGGCCATGGCCCAAGCGCGTCGGCAGCAGCTGTATGACGCGGCTTTCAAGGCGGCGCTCAAAACGGCGAAGGCCGAGGCCAAGAAGGCCGAGACGAAGCTCGACGACTACCTCATTGAAGGGGGCTTTTACGAGGCCCTCGTCGAGTTCCTGATTGATCTCCCCATATTCGACTACGCCGTTATCAAGGGCCCGGTGGTGCAGAATGTTGTCGACCTCAAGTGGGTCGACGGCAAGATGCAGTCCAAGACGTTCCCGCGCATGCACTGGTATCGGGTCAGCCCGTTCGATGCGTATTTCACGCCAGGGGCCGTTGACGCCGACGCGACTGAGGTCATCGAGCGTATCCGGTTCCGCCGGGCGGAGCTCAATGCGCTCATCGGCGTGCCAGGATATAACGACGACGCCATACGCGCGGTACTCGCTGAGCACCCGGGGGGGTGGTCCGAACAAGTCGAGGAAGGTGACGCCGAGCGCGCCGACCTCGAGGGCCGGGAAGACCCGGTCTACGATCACGGGTGGTTCGACTCGTTGGAGTTCCACGGGGCGGCGTTGGGGCGTGATTTGCTCGACTATGGTATGCCCGAGAAAAAGGTCCCTGACCCTATACTCGACTACTATGTGACGGCGTGGCTTGTTGGGCGCCACGTCATCAAAGCGCAGATCAACCCCAATCCGCGCAAGCGGCACCCTTATTACATCAGCAGCTACGAGAAGATCCCCGGCAGCCTCTACGGCAACGGGCTGCCGAAGATTATCGGCGATATCCAGGATGTGGCCAATGCTTCGTTCCGGTCGCTGGTCAATAACATGTCGATCGCCTCCGGCCCGCAGGTGGCCGTCAATGAGGATCGATTGTCCGCGTCGACTGACGGAGACTCACTCTACCCTTGGAAGCGCTGGCGGTTCCATACGGATCCAATGGCGAACGTGGCTGAGAAGCCGATCGACTTCTTCCAGCCGAAGTCCAATGCACAGGAGCTGCTGGGGGTCTACCGGCAGATGTCTGAGCTGGCCGACGAAGTCTCCGCTATCCCGAAGTACATGACCGGCAGCGAGAAGGTCGGCGGGGCCGCGCGCACGGCCAGCGGGCTGTCGATGCTGATGAACAACACGTCCAAAGTGCAGCAGATGGTAGCGGCCAACATCGACAACGATATTTTCAAGCCCATGCTGCACCAGATGTACGACATGATCATGCTTACCGACGCGCAGGGCACGTTCAGGGGGGATGAGAACATCCAGGTTCGCGGCGTCACCATGGCGGTCCAGAAAGACACTGACCGTATGCGCCGGCTCGAGTTCTTGCAGATCGTCGCCAACCCGGTCGACATGCAGATTCTCGGCCCGACCGGGCGCGCGAATATTCTGCGCCACCTCGCCGAAGACCTGGGGCTTCCGGAAGAAGATATCGTTCCGACGGCTGAAGAGCTAGAATTGCAGGTGAAGCAAGCTGGTGCCGCGGCTGCAGGACAGGCTCAAGGAGATCAGGCGCCGAAGCCGGGAAGCGCCCCGCAGCAGGGGCTCGGCCAGGAAACAGACAACCAGTTCAGGACCCAAACCGGGTAAGAGGAGAAGACCATGTTCGAAACGTATCCAGGTAAAAAGGGGCCGGTGAACCCGTCCGACCAGACCGGCCAGACTTCTCCGGGGCTCAAGACGAAGGCTACGGGGCTCGTGTCCAAAAGTTTTTCCGGTAAGAGTGGCAATGGCGGCTTCAACCGTCCGCAGACGGCCAGCTCGAAGCCGGGCACGACCACGTACCCGAAGTCTGGCGCGCGGCAGAAGAAGTCGGGTACCGACATCACCGATGGGTACACCGCCAAGGGCGCGTGCTGCAACCTGGGCAAAACCCCGAAGGCGATGTGATCATGCACAAGTCATACCCATCGAAGTCACAGCCGGTGAGTCCCCCGGATAAGTTCCCGGCGGGAGTCGCCCGAACCAGCAAGTCGCCCGGCGACCGGATCGAGGACGTACAGGATCCGTACCGCTATCGCGCCAAAGTAGGCCGCGATGAAGACGAGGCCATGCGCAGTCGCCCAGGGCGCAGCGACTACGGCAAGAAGGCCCAGGTGGAGGACTCGCAGCCAGAAGGCGCGATTCCGGTCATGCCGAGAACCATCGGCATCTGATGAAGTTCCTTCTGACAGAGGAACAGATGATCGCGGCCGCGACTTTGCGCGCGAGCCCTGATTTCAACAAGATCATGTCAGCGGTTGCTGACTACGGAGAGGGACTGGTGAAGCATCTGATCTTCATGCAGGGTGGCAACGTGGACACGGTCCGGGGGCAAGCCCAGGCCGTAACCACGATCCTGCAGCAGATCGCTGAAGCACCGGCGAACCTCGACAAGTTACAGAACACCCCCAAAACGTAGGTACCCAACATGCCCGCACCACAAGCCGTCAAAAGGGCCGCCAAGGCCGCCGAGAAACTCCATGGGAAGGTGTATACCGCCGAGCCTGTCGAGCCTGTCGAGCCTGTCGAGCCCGTGTTAATTACGCCAGCCGCAGCGGTCGATCCTGCTGCGCCGGTCGTTGACCCGGAAACTGGAGAACCGATCGTGGCCGCTGAGCCGGTAGAGCCCGTCGTGGCCGCTGAGCCGGTAGAGCCCGTCGTGGCCGCTGAGCCGGTAGAGCCCGTCGAGCCGGTCGAACCTGTCGTGGAAGAAGTTGTAGGGCCTACAACTTCTGAAAGTGATGCCGCGTGGGAACAGCGGTACAACTCATTACAGGGACGCAACGAAGCCCTAACCCAAAAAGTCGCTGGGATGGAGTCGCTACTTGCGTCGCTCCGCCCGGCCGAAGCTCCAGCCACTCCCGCCGAGGCGGAGATACTGGAGAAACTAATCACCGACGGTGATGTCGAGGACTACGGTCCTGACATCATCGACCTGATGCGGCGAGCAGCCCGCGAAGAAGTCGCACCTCACTTGGCTACCATCGCCAAGTTGGAGGCCGAGAATCTACGGCTGCAAAACGCATTGGGCGGTGTGAGTGCGAGCATGACTCAGTCGGCACGAAAGAGCGTCTACACGACCCTCAAAGATCACGTGCCCAACTGGGAGGCCATCAACAAGGATCCGGCATTCATTAATTGGTTGTCGGAAGTTGACGCCTACGCTGGCAAGGAACGCGATGCCATGCTCAAGGAGGCCTTTGTTACTAACGACGCCGCCCGCGTCGTCAGGTTTTTCAAGGGGTTCCTGAAGGAGAATGAAACACTTAACCCGGAGCAGCCGAGTAACCCTGCACCGCGTACACCAACGGCCAACCTTGAAGAATTGGTTGCACCGGGGCGTCCGAGCGGAGGTGGGCCGACTGAAGTTGTTCAGGAAGGTAATCGAGTGTACTCCCGTAAAGAAGTCCAGCAGTTCTACCGTGATGTCACCGCAGGACGATTCCAGGGCCGCGAGAAATTGCGGAACCAGATCGAGCGGGACATCATCGCTGCTGGGAAAATTCCGGGCAGAATCACAGCATAAACCAACCTGAGAGGTAACCAGTCATGCCCTTTCCAGTAGACGGCACACCGTGGCCCGGCGCAGCCGGAACACCAGCGAGTCCGGCTTACGCCGGCGTATTCATCCCCGAGATTTGGTCGGGCAAGGTCATCGAGAAGTTCTACGATGCCACCGTGCTCGCGGCCATCTCGAACACCGACTACGAGGGTGAGATCCGTAATCAGGGCGATACCGTCAAGATTCGGACCAAGCCCACGATCACCATCAACACGTACACCGCTGACACTGACCTCACCTTCGAGCGTCCGTCCAGCAACATCGTGGAACTCGCCGTCGATCAGGGCCGCTACTTCGCGACCATCCTCGATGACGTGATGGAGGTCCAGTCGGACCTCGGGCAGCTTTCCATGTGGGCCGACGATTCATCCGAGCAGATGAAGATCAACGTCGACACCTTCGTCCTGGCCAACATCCTGGCCGACGTCCATGCGGACAACCAGGGGCTTACCTCCGGTCGTATCTCGGGCAACATCAACTTGGGAGTGGCCGCCACGCCGCTACTCGTAGTTGCGCGGAACCCGGGTGCCGGTGAGGTCGAGGTCATCGACGTGCTTACCCGACTGGGTCAGACGCTTGATGAGCAGAACATTCCGGAGTCCGGCCGATGGGTAATCCTCCCGTCGTGGTTCTGCGCGATGATCAAGCGTTCCGAGCTGCGGGACGCCTCTCTGACCGGTGACGGCCAGACGATGCTCCGCAACGGCCGCCTGGGCATGATCGACCGGTTCACGGTCTACATGTCCAATCTGCTGCCGTTGGCCACCGGTGAGTACACGATCTTCGCCGGCCACAGCCATGGTCTGACCTTCGCGTCTCAGTTGAGCCGCGTCGAGACGATCCGGGCCGAGAGCACCTTCGGTACGATCCTGCGCGGCCTGCAGGTGTTCGGCCACAAGGTGGTGGACGGTACGGCGCTCGCCGCCGTGGTCGCCAGCCCAGCCTAAGTAGGCTATCCGGGCGGGGACCCTTCGGGGTCCCCCCCTCTTAACTAGGAGGGTGCGACATGTTGATCGAGAAAGGTCAAGTCGTTCGGCTGATGCTTATCGGCGTCGGCACGCAGGTGAATCTCGACGTTGCTGGCGGGACGCCGACGTTGGTTTACACCACCACCGCGGCGATCGAGAACTACGACATCGTTGGACCGTGTGAGATGACCATCACAGGCACCAACACGTTCTGGACGTCTGCTGGAGTCAACTGATGCCCAGCGCTGAGCTAGTACCCTGGCTCCTATCCTTTATCGGGATGCTCATCATGGGCATCAGCGTTATGATTTACCGGCGTATGGGGGTCATGGAAAACACTATGCACCGGGCCATTGACGAGCAGCGGATAGAAACCCGGTCGCTCCATACCCGAATCACCGATGCAATAGGGCGGATAGTGCGCCTCGAGACTCGTTGCGATACCTACCATGGTAAGCGCGCAGGCGAGGTGGACGGATGAACTGGCGGCATTTTAGCTACGAGAACGATCCCAAGCTGATGTGTTCCTGCGGCTGCGGCCGGCAGGAAATGGACGACAGGTTCATGCAGATCATCGACCAGATTCGACACGTTGAGGGTCTGGCCTGGGTAGTGAGATCAGGATTCCGCTGCCCGGAGTACAACAATCGCGTCAGTTCGACAGGCTTTGATGGCCCTCACACCACGGGGCGAGCCATCGATGTTGCCATGTTCGGGGGCCGGGCGCGCGTGCTCTTGAGAAAGCTCCCGGACGAAATTACCGGGATTGGCGTCAGTCAGCGAGGGGACTACGGTAAACGGTTCCTCCACTTCGACAACCTCCCTACGGCTCCCGGCCGTCCTCGCCCGTGGTTATGGAGCTACGGATGAAACTGAAACAGATAGTCAAGAACGCGTGGAAGCAGGGAACCGCTGAGGAAAAGATCATCCTCGGGTTGTGCCTAGCGCTTGCGGCGTCGCTCGCGCGGATCATTTGGGGCACGTGATGCTACCCATACTGGCTATGCTGCCTACTCTAATCGGCCTTGCCGGGGCTGCTGCACCTATCGTTGCTCAGGCAATGGGGGCCAGCGAGAAGACGCAGAACATGATCGGCGGTATCGCTCGTGCGGTGACCGGCGAGTCAGATACTGAAACGGCTGTGGCAGCGCTCGCGGCTGATCCCAAACTCGCGCTTGAGTTCGAGCTGGCTGTGCTCAGAGATAAGACGCAGCTCCAAGAGGCGGTTTTCGCTGACATGAAGCATCGGCGAGAGACTGAGTTGCGGAACGTCGAGGGCGCGCGCACACGGGACGTCGAGGTGCGGAAGCTTACCGGCGGGACCAATAATCGCGCCAACTGGATGATCTTCTGCGCGGCGGCTGCTTTGATATTCATTATCTGGCAGATCAACATCGTGCCTGAGATGAACTCGGGCGTGCTGGCGATATACAACATGGCTGTGGGCGCGCTTCTGAAGATGCTGGGCGACGCTTTTCAGTTTGAATTCGGCTCCAGTCGTTCCTCACAGGAGAAGGGCACTCAGCTAGCTCAGTTGTTGGAGAAGGTGCGGGATCGATGAAAAACATCGCCACATGGATGAGCGGTCTGAGCTTGTCGTTGGTACTCGGCGTAGCTTTCGTTACCGGTGCCTATTCCAGTGATGTTGATTTACTCATGGCGGAGCGGGTGAAGCAGGAGGAAATCCGGCTGGAACAGCGTACTATCCTCAATGAGCAGAAGCACTTCCAGGAAGACCTGGAGGAAACCCAGGGAGAGCTTAAAACACT